TGGCTCATGAAGTTGTAAAAAGGTTAGGTGAGCCAGTAGATGCAAGGTTAGAAACTTTTATCGGCACTCTAAAAAGTGTTGAGGTATTAGACTCTGACCCTTTAGCTTAAAGCGAGATTTGCCCTTCACCTATCTAATCGCTCGCCTGAGCATTAGATTGCAAATCCCGCCACAGCAGTTACTTGAGTTAGACCCAATAATGCTCCAAGCCTTGTTGCAGGGTCTCAAAGATGAAGCAAGGGAGATAGAGAATGCCAGCAAGCGTACAGGGCGTAATCGCACTCCGTAAGGCTCTTAATGCCTATGCTCCAGATTTGGCTAAAGAATTAACTGCTGAGATTACAAAGTCTCTTAAAGTTATCCAAAAGGATGCTAGAGGGTTTGTGCCTAACAAGGCTCCAGCTGGTCTTTACAATTGGGAGTTTAACCCTAATCGTAAATTGACTGCTAAGAATTCTATGTTTAGAACATTCTCAGCTGAGGGAGAACGAGTACGATTCTTCCCGCTTTACAACGCTGCTGAAGTTAAGCGTGGCATTGTGTATCGCACAGGCTACGGCAAGCCTAACTCAAAGGGATTCAGATCCTTATTTCGCATTCGTAACAACTCAGCAGCTGGTGCAATTTATGAGACTGCTGGGCGCAAAAATCCTTCTGGTGATCCAAAAAGCAAATCCAATAACCCTAACGCTGGTGCTAGATTCGTCCAGCAGGGTCCTATTTATGGTCGCAAGTCAAGTGCAGGAGACATGCGCGGTCGTGTGTTATTTCGCGCCTACGAACAGGATGAGGGCAAGCAAACAGCGGCTATCTTTAAGGCTATTGAAAACACAGCAGAACGATTTAATAAGCGCACACAAATTGTAGATGTCAAGAGGACCGCATGAGCAATATCTTAATTTCCCTTGCTGCCGAATTCACTGGTAAAAAGGCTTTTAAGCAAGCTGACACAGCTACGCAAAAACTAAACAGCAGTGTCAAGAAGTTAGCAGGCTCAATAGGTCTTGCTTATGGCACTACAGCCGTAATTGCTTTTGGTAAGGCTTCAGTTAGAGCAGCAGCTGGGGATCAAAAAGCCCAGCAACAGTTAGCACTAGCTCTAAAGAATGTTGGCTTAGGTCGAGATGCTGCAACCTCAGAAGCATACATCCAGCGACTTCAGACAGAATTTGGCATTGTCGATGATCTTCTTCGTCCTGCTTATCAGACCTTAGCGGTAGCAACACGAGATTCTGCTGAAGCTCAAAGACTTCTTAATCTTTCATTAGACATCGCCGCATCTACTGGCAAGGATCTAGGAACAGTTACATCTGCATTGGGCAAGGCTTATCTTGGCAATAATACGGCACTTTCTAAATTAGGTGTTGGCATTTCAAAGGCAGACCTAAAGGCTAAGTCCTTTGAGGATATTACTAAGCAACTAACAGCAACTTTTGCTGGATCTGCAACTGCCGCTGCTGGTACTTTTCAAGGATCGATTGATAAGTTAGGTGTTGCTTCTGCCAATGTGCAAGAGATTATTGGCACTGGCTTAATCGATGCATTAACAAATCTTGGAGAAGACACCAGCATTGCCGACCTTGCCTCTAATATGGAAGCTACTGCTACTTATCTTGCAGATGTCATTCGTGGTGTTGGAGTCCTTGCAGGCAAATTAAAAGATATACCAGTTTTAGGTAACCTCAATGTAGGCATGATTCCTATTGTTGGATCTTATATTGAACTCCTACGCAAGGCTGGTACTCAAACAGGCACACTTACCTCAGCTGATAATGCTCACTTAAAGTCTTTACAAGATTCGTTTAAGGTTATTAAAAAGACTAGCGATCTGACTAAAAAACTTACGGCAGATGAACTGAAGAAGTTAAAAGCCAAGCAGTTACAGTTAGCAATTGATAAAGCTAACCTTGCCCTTAACAAAGGCACTGATATCTTTGATATGGACAAAATCCAACTCAATGCCGCCATGATTAACCAAGCCCAACAACTTGGCAAAGCAACATCTGCATCACAACTTCTAATGATTGCAAATGATGTTGCCCGCTTAAAGGTTAAGCAAGATATTATTGAACTTGAAGATGCGATTGCTTCTAAAGATGAAGCCCGAATCACTGCTGCTACTAAACAACTTAATGAGGATCTCAAAATCTTGGGAACCTTGCAGAATCAAAACATTAAACTTGCTGATATAAAATCAATTCTAGATAAAATAGTGCCAAAAGAGTTAATTGAACAGGCTAACCTAGATGAAGCGTTACGCAAGATTAGAGAAATGCTTGCTCTATTAGCTCAGGTTAAAACACCTACCGTCATTCCACCATCTTCTACCTATCCACCCCCAAGCTCGACTAATCCTTTTATTCAGACACCCAATGGGATTTCACCTACAACAGCTCCTAGAAGTATTGCAGAAATCAATAAAGCAACTGAAGAACTTGGTGGAGTTATCTCCGTTATTGGCGAGAATGGCAAGGAATTCATTAAACTCGTAGATGGACTTGCCCCTACATTCCAAGCGATCGAGGATTCAGGAGCTTTTAACGCCCTCGTTAATTCTTTTGCTGCTGGCAATATCGGATCATTTGGAGCTGGATCTGCTCGAGTAGGCGAAGGTGGATCACTGTTTAATTCTGGTGCTGTTGGTTCTCGCGACATTAACATCTCTGTGACTACTGGCATTGGTGATCCTAACGCCATTGCAGAAGCTGTAACTCAAGTAATCCAAGATGCAGTTGATCGTGGCACATTACGAGGTGGAGCCTACTAATGTCATGGGTTTCAGAATGGCGAGTAACAGTAGGAGATGATGTCTATACGACAGTTACCTCTGTTTCTTTTGCGTCTGGACGCTTGGATATTGACCGACAGGCGACAGCAGGTTACTGCCGAGTAGAAATCATCAACACTACTGGAGCAGACTTTACGATCAATGTGACTGAGCCAGTAACCTTAGAGCTAAAGAACTCCAGCGGTACTTATGTAACAGTATTTGCTGGAGAAGTATCAGATTTTAACATCGGGGTCAGAAGTCCAGATGAAGCAGGGTACATAACTACTGGCACAATTTTAGGTATTGGCTCACTGGCTAAACTCACTAAGGCTGTCTATAATACTGCTCTTACAGAGTCGCTAGATGGCGCACAAATTGCAGCCATTCTTGGCGCAGCTTTAAATCTTACATGGGCAGAAATTACTCCCACAGTGACTTGGGATACATATCCAGCTACTGTTACATGGGCTCAAGCCGAAACTTACATTGGCACTATTGATTCAGGTTTTTACACAATGATCTCAGTAGCAGCGAGTGCTTCTGCTAAGTCTCAAACCCTTGCAGACCAGATTGCCACTAGCGCATTAGGAACAATATATGAATCCTCATCTGGACTGGTCAATTATGACGATGCTGATCATAGAAGCAATTATTTGGCAGCTAATGGTTTTACCAATCTTGATGGCTCTTATGCAACCCCAAGCAGTATCCAATCACAGACTCAAATTGCCCGCATTCGCAATAGCCTTATCTATCGCTATTCAACAGCTTACGGATCGACCTACAGCACATCTGATACGGAGTCCATAGCCTCTTATGGACTCTTTGAGCGTTCAGTTGATTCCAACATCAAGAACCTTAGTGATATCACTGACATCGCCTCACGCGAATTAAACCTTCGCAAAAACCCTAGAGCTTCTCTTGGAGCGATTACCTTTAGACTTGACAATCCAGACATTCCTAGTGCCATGCTTGACAGCCTTATTGGGGTGTTTTTTGGTCAGCCTGTCCTTATCAATAACCTACCAACTAACCTATTTGGTGGATCATTCGATGGTTTTGTGGAAAATGTAGCCCTACGCGCTACCCCTAGTTTTGTCGAGATTACTCTTTACATCTCGGCAACAGATTTCTCACTTAGCACTACCCAGTGGGAAACAGTATTGCCAGCCTCACTAATCTGGACTGGCGTAAATGCTACACTTACATGGACAAATGCGACAGGAGCACTAACTTAAATGGCAACAACTACGAACTTCGGGTGGACTGTTCCCACGAGCGCAGATTTAGTAAAAAACGGCGCAACAGCAATTTCAACACTTGGTCAGAACATTGATACATCAATGGTCGATCTTAAAGGTGGCACGACAGGTCAGGTGCTAAAGAAGGCTACTAACACAGACATGGACTTTGTATGGGGTTCTGACTCAGCTTGTATGACTAACCCAATGACAACAACAGGTGATACGATTTATTCATCAAGTGGATCAACGCCTGCTCGCTTAGGTATTGGTTCAACTGGTCAAGTGCTTACTGTTGCAAGTGGAGTGCCATCATGGGCTACACCTTCAGGTGGTGGTGGTATGACTCTACTTTCCACAACAGCGATCACGGCTGCTAACGCAATCAACGTAACATCAATTAGCGGAAGTTATACAAATCTTATTGTCTATGTTGAAAATTTTAAAATGGGTACAAATCAAACAAATGTTTTCTTTAGGTTCAACAATGATTCTAGTGCTATTTATGACACTGCTGCGACTAACTCAGTGAATAGCGCGGTTCTTTATCAAACAGGCGCAACTTCAATGTTTGTCGGCGGGTATGCAAATCTAGGTAACTCTGGAAACAATACATTGGTTATCCAGATACCATTCTACTCAACTACTGCCTCTTACAAAACTATAGATTTTAATCTTTCATCAAACTACGGCACTAGCGGATACCTCAATGCTGGCGGTTTTGTTGGTATGGCTTCGACTAGCGCAATTTCTCAGTTTAATCTTTTTGCAGGTGGTGGCACTAATTTTGCAGCACAAGGTAACATCAAAATCTACGGAGTGAACTAATGACAAAGCCAACAATTACAATTCACAATGCGGAAACTGACGAACTAGAAACCCGCGAAATGAACGATGCTGAGTTTGCACAATCGCAAGCAGATGAAGCAGCTGCACAAGAGATTGCTGCAAAGCTAAGTCAAGCAGAGGCAGCCAAAGCAGCTGCACAAGCAAAACTAGAAGCACTTGGCTTGACAACAGATGATCTAAAGGCACTCGGATTATAAGTGAAGGTAAAGCTTTCTAAGGCTGCTTCACAATTAAGGGAGCAGATAGATGACTCGTTCCCAGATCGTGACCGCACATCGGATGGTTGGATCGGTGATACCAGACACGCTTCTCGCAAGTCTGATCATAATCCAGATGAGCAGGGCTGGGTTCGTGCCATTGATGTCGATCGTGACTTATTCAAGGGATCAAAACCAGACATTATGGGCGATCTTGCAGATCAGCTTCGTGCCATATCAAAGTCAAAAGCAGACAATCGTATTAGTTACATCATCTTTGATGGGTTCATCTGCTCCAAAATCCTTAACTGGAAATGGAGAAAATACACTGGGGCGAACAAACATGTTAAGCACTGCCATGTCAGCTTTAAAAAAGAAGCTGATAATGACGGGGCTTTTTTTCAAGTATCTATGTTAGGCGGAGAATAATGAACATGAAGAACCCTTATATCCTTACTG